GGGCTTGTGCGCGTCTGGTTATCTCGTGAGCTTCTTTTGTGAGGTCTGCTTGTGCAGTCATGGCCGCGATTACCCTTTCAACCTCGATGCCAAAATTGCATGGCGGGTTGTTATTGAAATCATGCCCGGCGAATTGTGGGTTATCCCCCGTTATCGGGCCGTGGAAATGTTGACCGCTTATGGCTTCCTCTTGCGATATTGCAAACGTATCGCAAGTTTCCTCGCCAAACACATCCACGAGAGAGTTGTATATATTGGTCGGAATAGGCTTTTTACCTGTCTCCAACTCAGATAGATAGGCTTGTTTAATGCCTATCTTTTCGGCAAATTCGGCCTGCTTCAAACCTAAAGATTTTCGGAGGCCGTTAAGGTCTATCTTGATTGGCATGCTGTTAATAATTGTTAATATTGCAATTTTTATTTGCGATACTTAGCGATATATCGCAAAGAATGTCTAACTTTGCGACACAATCAGTTTTGTAATGCCGCAAAGATACAAAAATTTGTGCTTACGGAACACATAACACTATAAGAATTATAATGGAGAACAAGAAAAAAACAAGGTTTCGCCTATTCTATGACGCTCTGCCCCCAAAGGCTGAGGTAGCCCCAAAAACGGCTTTCGTTAAGAAAATCGCCGCTTTGTGTAAAGTGCATGAGGTTACGGTGCGCTGCTGGATAGCCGGCACTCAAAAGCCGGATGCGCTCAAAACCTCTATTATTTCCAAAGAGTTAGGTATTCCCGAACAAGAATTATTCACATAAAAATTGCAACACCGATGACAGGAACACAAATTTACAACACCGTCTGGCTCTGCATTTGGCTCTTATGCCTCGCCGGGGCTATCTGGGGAGTATGCGCCGGTAATCCGGCGCACTGGCTTTTCGTAGCCGCTTCTCTCTATTTTTCGGGCTTACTCTTTCTCGACAAAGAGGACGGGGAGAGCCTCAAGGATTTGCTTATTCGCAAAATCAAAGCTCACAAAGCGCATAAGGTAGCAAAGCAATGACAATCACAATGGAATTGTACGAACTGAAAACGCTATGCGCGAATATGGCGGCTCTTGGTGTTGCGACCTACCAAAAGGAAGCGGCTCCGGCAAGCGACCTTATTTCTCAACGTGAGGCGTATAGTCAATTCCAAGAGGTGAGGGTTAAACGCTGGGTGGAAAGCGGATTGATAACGCCACAACGTAACGGGTCCGCAAAAAACTCCAAACGCTACTATTCACGCGCCGAACTGATGGCAATCAACAATGCCGAAAGGCTCAACACAATAATTCACAGATGAGCAAAGCAAGTAATCTTATCGGCCAACGCTTCGGTAGGTTGGTAGTTATTGCCAGAAATGGCTCTGACCGTAGAGGACAAAGTTTGTGGCTATGCCAATGCGATTGTGGCAAAACCTTATCCGTATTAGGCGCAAGTCTTAAACGTGGCAATACAAAAAGCTGCGGGTGCATATCCTCTGAAAAAGCGACCGCACGAAATACAAAACACGGAGAAAGCAATACGAGGTTGTATCATGTGTGGCGAGGTATGAAACAGCGTTGTGAATATCAACGCCACAAAAATTATCCTCAATATGGCGGCCGTGGAATCGCCCTCTGCTCCGAGTGGCAAAATTATGATAATTTCAAAACGTGGGCTATCAACAACGGCTATCAAGAGGGCTTATCAATAGACCGTATAAATCCCGATTTAGGCTATGAGCCGGATAATTGCCGCTGGGTAGATAGCTTAACACAAGCACGAAACAAAAGAAACAATCATAAAATAACTTTCAATGGTGAAACTCTGACTATAAGCGAATGGGCGCAACGCTTAGGTGTCGCACCCGGAACAATCCGATACCGAAACAACAAAGGATTACCACTCAATAAAATATTCAAGAATGAGAACAATTAAATTAAAATCGCTGTCGCTGGTGAATTTCAAGGGGGTACGCTCCTTTGATGTGAGCTTTGATAGTGACGTGGTTACGATTACAGGCGGTAGCGCTACGGGCAAGACCACGCTCTATGATGCTTACTTGTGGCTGCTATTCGGAAAGGATAGCGCAGGCCGTGGCGATGGTAACGGGGGCTTTAATGTCAAGACCCTCGACAAGAACGGAAAACCTATCTATCGTCTGGAACACTCCGTAACTGGCGTGTTTGACGTGGACGGGAGAGAGATTAAACTGCAACGCTGCCTTGTGGAGAAATGGAACAAGGTAAACGGCACCACCGATGAGGTGATGAAAGACGAAACACAGTTTTTCATTAACGATGTGCGTTGCGGTACCAAAAAGGAGTATCAAGCCGAAATCTCCGAGATTATCCCCGAAGATGTATTTAGGCTGATAACCAATCCCTACCTATTCCCCCGCCTGTCGGCTGAGGACCAGAAAGAAATGTTGCTCCAAATGGTAGGCAACATATCCGATGACGAGGTGGCCGCTTTAAGCCCGGAATTTATGGCGTTGCTGGACCATATCAACGGCACGTCCTTAATCAAGTACGCCCAAGAGGTAGCAGCCAAGAAAAAGAGTTGCAATGATGCGCTCACAACCATACCCTCAAATATCGAAATGGCGCAAAAGCTAATGCCCGAAGATGAGGACTGGGCCGCGTTGGAGAAAGAGCTTGCCGATAAGAAAAAGAGCCTCGCCGACATTGACGCTCAACTTTCCGATGTGAGCGCAGCGGCCAATGCCGCCAACAAGCGCAAGGTTGAACTTATGCGCTTACAGGGAGAAAAACGTCTGGCGTTAGGCAACCGTCAGAATGAAATCCGTGTGCAAGCCAATTCCGACCGTAACAAAGCTATCTCCGACTTAGAGGCAATGGAGAGTGAGCTTGCCACAATGGAGCGTAACATTGCCACTAAGACCCGTGAGCTTGAAACCGTGCAAGGCACTATATCCAAGCTCGACAAGGATATTGTAGGCTTACGCGAGGACTTTAAGGCCGTGGCGTTAGAGGTATTCGTTGAGCCGACCAAAGAAAGCCTCGTATGCCCCACTTGTGGCGAACCGCTGAAAGGTGATAATCTCGCCAAAACACTTGATAGAATCCGTGGCAACTTTGAGCAGGACAAAGCCAAACGCCAAAAGGAGATACAGGCTCGTGGAATACCAATGCGCAAGTCGCTCGACCAAGCAAAGGCCGATGAAACGCGCCTTACAGGGCAAATCTCAACACTCCAAGACAGGGTGCTGGAGCTGAAAGGCAAAATCGAATATGCCAAAGCGCATATTCCCGCCGCGCTCAATGTTGAGGAAATAATCGGGGCCGACCCTCAATGCGTTGCGCTTGCCAACGAAATAGAGGAACTGAATAACCAGATTTACGCCGATGTAAAGCCGGCCGACACAAGCGAACTCCAAGAGGCAAAAGCCATGTTGTCGGAAAGTATCGCCGAACTCAACCGCCGACTGGGTAAGCGTGAGGTAATCGCCCGCTGCCGAAAGGAAATCTCTGAGTTAGAGGAAAAACGGATTGCCAACAATCAAGCCATAGCCGATTTGGAGTGCTGGGAGGACACCTACACGCGCTTCCTCAAAGCCAAAGATGAAATGCTCTATGAGCGTATCAACGGCCTTTTCAAGTACGTTTCTTTCTCTTTCCTCAAAGAGCAAAAGAACGGTGGCGAGAAAATCACTTGTGTATGCACGGTGAACGGCACCCCCTATCCCGATGTGAACGCCGCCGGAAAGCTCAATGCCGGGCTTGATATTATCAACGCCTTATGCGTAGCCAAAGGCTTTTCCGCGCCTATCTTTATTGACAACCGCGAAAGTGTCAATGAGGTAATCCCCACAATCTCGCAGGTTATCAATCTGCGCGTGAGCTATGACAGAACTCTAACAATTCAATAGTTACCACAATGACACAGACAAGACAAGCAGCTCCGATGACTGCACCCGCGCCGGCTCCACAGACGGCACCGGCAAAGAAATCGCCTGTCAACCAGCTTAACGAGGTGCTGAACAATGGCGCAATCAAAAAGCAATTTGAGAACGCCCTCCAGCAGAACGCCTCAACATTTATGGCGGCCGTTCTGGAACTTTTCAGCACGGACGGCAAGCTCCAGCTATGCGACCCTACCCTCGTAGTGAAAGAAGCCTTAAAAGCGGCCGTTTTGCGCCTGCCTATCAACAAGGCTCTCGGACAGGCTTTCATCATAGCCTACAACAACACTGTTACATTGCCGGACGGCTCCAAGTGCAAGCAGTATGAGCCGACTTTCCAGATAGGCTATAAGGGCTTATATCAACTCGCAATGCGCACGGGTCAGTATCGCATTATCAACGCCGATGTGGTGTATGAGGGCGAACTCAAAAAGAAATCCAAGCTCACGGGCGAAATCGACTTAGACGGAGACCGCAAGAGCGAAACCGTTATAGGCTACTTTGCCTATATCGAATTGCTCAACGGCTATCACAAGGCACTCTACATGAGTGTTGAGGAAATTGCCATACACGCCAAACGCTACTCAAAAGCAATCAAGGGCAATCGTGATGTAACCGTTCAGTCGCTTATGGAGCTTTCAAAGCTCCCCGTGGTAGCCGATAGCGGCTCTCTGGGCTGGCTCGGAAACTTTCACGGCATGGCGATTAAGACCGTACTAAGAAATCTACTAAGTAAATATGGCTATCTCTCCGTGGAACTCCAGCAGGCACTTGATAGCGATGACGGGGCCGCAACGCAAAGCGTTGTCAAAGCTCCGACCGCCGACACTGCCAGCGCAACGACCGCACAAGCGGTTGACGCAACCACGGTGGAGTATGAGGACATTACACCTGCCCCCACTGAGGTTGAGAGTGAGGAAGCACAAGTAATCGAATGTGGATTTTAACACGCTCGACAAATGGAACTGAAAGTGTTAGGTAGCTCGTCAGCCGGTAATTGCTATATTCTCGACAATGGCAAAGAGGCTTTGATACTTGAGGCCGGTATTGCTTTTCCGAAAGTCAAAAAGGCTTTGGGATTCAATCTCCGCAAGGTGGCGGGCTGCCTAATCACTCACCAGCACAACGACCACGCCAAATATATTCGTAACATGGTTGATAGTGGAATTACAACACTGGCATTGCCGGAGGTATGGACTGCAAAGCAGGTGGCCGGCTCTCGTGCAATAGCCATACGACCGGGCAAAGGCTACAAGCTGGGGCGGTTTAAGGTGTTGCCTTTCCCCGCATTTCACGATGTGCCTTGTGTGGGCTATCATATCATGCACCCCGAATGTGGCCGCTTGATGTTCCTTACCGATAGTTGCGATTGCTTGCAAATATTCCCGAATTTAAGCCACTTGCTGATTGAGTGCAACTATTCCAACTACAAGTTGCTTGAGGCCGTGAATAAGGGCTACACGCTCAAAAGTCAGATTGAGCGACTGCCTAACTCGCACATGGAGCTTGACACTTGCAAGCGCGTAATTAGTGAGCATGACCTATCGCTCGTTCAGAATATCGTGCTTTTGCACCTATCCGCGCAGAATAGCGACCGAGAGCATTTCATAAGCGAGATAGAACGATTGACAGGTAAGGTTGTGTATGCCGCAAATCCGGGCTTAACTCTTGACATTTCCAAGTATTGATATGGCAAAGGTTATGGTAGAAAAGATAAGCGGGCGTTTCAATCTCCGACCCCTATACGAGTGGTTTGCGCAGGTATGCGATGGACTTTACCATATTGAGGTTAAGA